GTCGTTGCAGGCGTATCGGTTGGAGCTAGAACTGCGTTCTTTGAATTACCAGTTGCAGTGTTGCCAGTGTTGTTGATCATGGCCACGTTTTGGCCAATCATTGCACGAGCACCAGAAGCAATAACAGTAGTAGCCGAGCAAACAACAGCAGAGAACACAGTGTCAGGATCGTCACAAACGATACCAACAATGTCACCCGCAGCAGTACTCGCTGGGTAATACTGAGAAAACGTTTTCTGTTTGGTCAGAGGGTTGGTATACGAGCATCCCAAAAAGACACCAACTACCGTACCCAGAGTACCAGTACTTACAGAAAGACGTTCCAAGTTACCGCGAACCAAGCCCACGAGGTCACCATAGAAGATGTTCGTAGCGTAGTTGTTGATGATTGCGTATTCACGGGTTGACCCCGCAAATACTTGACCACCGATCAGGTTGATCGGCTTTAGGCCGTAGGGGGCCGAGACGACGGGGTAAGCCATTTAAGACTCCTTAAAAATTTAAGTACCTTTGCCAAAGCTACTTGAGGACTTACTCTCTTTAAAGAGCGGCATCCGCGCATCGCTTTGACGCATGAGATTGTTGTCTACAGCATCTGTCTGAGCTTGTGTTTGCCTAGCGAAAAACGCATTTCGTTGGGCTACAAAATCAGTAGGTGTCTTGCAAAGCAACAGTCCGCCAATCTCAACGCTGTCTTTAAAACGGCTATCGGGATCAGCTAACAGTCTGAACTGGGGTTGTTCTTCTACAGCTACAGGCTCCCAACCTTCTCGGAGTTTGGCCGATAAGTTACGTGGGTCAGCTTTATTTAGCGTAGAAACACGAATCCAGCGGTAGTTGTATCCGGGCTGTTTGTCTGGCTCGGGCAACAGTTCAGGCTGCATCCACTGCTTTGGACGTTCCTGTACCGCACGTGTTGTCAACTCGCGTGTGAGTTTGTTGTCTTTAGTATCAACCATTTTGAGCCTCCAATTTCAAAACTTCCTTCACATATTGTTCAGGAGTTAAGCCAAATTTCTTGGCTAGGTTTACTTGGCTTTGCTTTAACCTGACCTTGGTGGGGGCCGTGCTACGAACTGCCGGGGCGACTACAGTACTGGGTCTTGTGCGAGTACCTTGCCTATTGTCTTCTTGTTCCTCAAATTTCTCTGGGAACCGCTTGCGAACTGTTTTGTCTAGTTCGCGGTAGTAATCTTCAGAACCAACCTCTACGCCATTGTCCCTTAAATCTTCGTGTAGAGCTAGGGCAAAAGCTGTCATACCTCGTTCCTTTCCAAACCACTTATTGCGATTTTGCCACGCAACAGCTTTATTGTCAGGTTCGGATACATACGGTGCAGGTTGATACTGCACAGGTTGAGGTTGTACACGAGTTTCTTCCTCTTGTAAAGAGGGCATGCGAAAGTTTTGCGCTTGCATCTTTTTGATGTTCGCAACTTGCAACGCTTGCTGGGCTTCCATTACCTTGTCGGAGTCGCCCGCCTCATAGGCTTCTTTATAGGCACGTTGAGCAATTTTCAACTCCATATCAGCATTACTCTGAATGGTAGTGACGTACTCTTTCTCGCCCGTGCTTAGAATACCTTTGATGCGCTTATTCTCTTCAAATAAGCGTTGCGCCAAAGATACAGCTTCCTGCTGTTCACGTACAGCCGACTCCTTTTCACGGCGCTCATCGTGCCAAACCTTGCGCATTTGTTTGAGTTTGGTCTTGACGTTATCGTCATATTGGTCGAGTTCGTCTTTCTCCAACTCCTCAACAAGGGGCTTGGGCAGGGGCTGACGGCCACGGTCTTCAGCCGGGGTATCATCTTCAATCTCAATTTCAATTTCGGGAGCACCTTGTTCGGGTTTACCCTTAGTCTCAACCTCGTCTGGGAACTTAAATTCTGCGTCTTCAAAAGGCATTTTGTGCTCCTTTATTTACGTTTAATACCACGGGGGTCGTCTACAACGGCCTCAACAGTATCGTCATTGATGATACGGAACTCACGGCCATGTATGACCAAACGAGAACCTGAATATGGGCGCACAAGGATAAAATCTCCTTGTTTACACCATGGCCCGTTAGGGAACTTTACCGGGTCTTTATAGCAATCTGGCCCCATATCTACAACAAATAAGACCGTTGTGAGGGTCTCCTCGTTGCGCATGGTTTCATCAGCTTTAATCAAACCAGCTTCACTGTCCTCAAACTCTTTCTCCGCCTCTGGGATGGCACAAAGAATCCGATAGCCTGACGGCTTGGGCAGTTGTTTGCCTTTTTCCTCTGCGGTTGCGGCAAAGTTATAGGCTCCCACTACTCGTGGGTTGTTGGCGTCTGTAGCCAACAGGATGGAACTAGTCATCCGAGTTCTCCAATCGTTGTTTCAGGTCTAGGGTATATCCCCGCATGATGAGCAGACCACGGATCTCACCACACAGTTTCTTGTACTCCTCAAAGGACTCGGCCTTGCCATCGGCCAAATAGTCCTTGAGTTGCCCGACTTTCTCATCAGCTTGTTTGATAAGAACTTCAAATGCATCCATTACTCACCTTTCTTAGGTTGGTTTTGCTGCCTCATCTGGATACGCTCCTGCATAATCCGCAGTTGCTCTTCGTGACTCTTATTAGAGAGTTGTTTGAGGACATCTACGCCCATGTCCATCATGTGGCGCTGCTTGTCGCCCTGCATTTGGGCGGCGGTTTTCATCGCATCCATCTTGATACGCTTGTCGTCAGTGTCAGTCTGTGACCGAATGCGGTCACGCTCGATGTTCAACTGAGCCGCTTTGATGGCGTTGTCAGCTTGGTCTTTAGCAGCTTTTCGCTTGTTTTCCTCTGCTTTAAGCTGCAACTCCTGCATCTGCATCTGAATGATCGGGTCTTTCGCTTGCTCTTGGGCCTTGGCCTGTTGAGCTTGCTGCATGTTCTTCTGGAGCAACTGTTGTGCAGCTTGTGCCAGCAACGGAGCCAAACGTGCCTCAACTTCGGGATCCATGTTGACTTCTTCGCCCGACTCATCTAGCTGCGGCGGCAGTGCCATACCAAGTGTCTGCTCAATCTGTTTGCGATACTCAAAGCCCAAGTGCTCATTAATGTGCGCCATCATGGCTGACTGCATCTGCTGCGCCATGGGGTTCTGCTGCAAGAGCGCCATAATCTTCGGATCCTGCATCGCAGCCATGTGCACAACAATGTGGGCTTGGTGGTCTTGGGTAAGAAACGCTTTGACCGGCTTGCCCTTGAGCACGTTCTGGTTCTCCGACACTGGGTCAGTCGGTTTCTGGTCATCGTCCATCGGCACGAGCTTGGCCGCATCCTTGATACCCAACACCTCCAGCATCTGACGGTGGAGCAGAGGCAAGTTATATAACTGCGGTGCGCCTTGGGCCAACTGCAAGACAGCTTGATACTGCACAATCTTCTGCGCCATTGTTGACGCATTCGGGTCACTTACTGGTATGACGTTCACGTCGTCATAATCAGACTTCTTCGCTTTACGTGAGCCTTCTGTAGGCTGATAGTCGTAATCTTCAGGGGTGTACTCAGCGATGATGTTCTTCAAGAGTCCCAACTCTTGCTTCATGCTGTAGTGAACCCGTGCCTGAATGGCACTCATATTCTTCAGAGTTCTCTCAAGAATAGCCAAGGTAGTACCTACAGGCGCTTGCGCACTCATATCACTGAGCGTCAAATCAGCCGTGTTAGCAAAACGCCTACCCTCTTCAACGATCTGCCCAAGCAACGCCATTAGCGTTTGGCTCGGTTCCTTATAAGGCAGTGGTAGTAAGTTGTCTTTGAGCGTACCGCTTGCTACATCTGCATCACGCCACTCGCCCGGAGCAATCGGTGTATCGTCTCCCTTAACACGCATACCGCGAGTTTTAAAACCTCCCGGCAGGTTACTTAGAGTACCAGCATCGACAAGCTGACGAATAAGAGAAGTGCCTGACTTAGCAAAAGCCCCAATGAGGTGGATGAGGCCAAAACAGTAGAAACCAAAGCCCGGAATGTACCCATAGTGGACAAAGTGTTGTCGTCTTGCATTACTCGCATCATCAGGCTCCCAGTTACGGCGAATAGCCAGCACTTTGCTGGTTCCTTTTTCAAGGGTAATAACATATGGCAGCGCAATGCCAGTCTTCTTGCCTTTCTTGTCCTTGTGCTCATAGCCTTTCAAATCAAGGTCTACGTTCATCTCCAAGAGTTTGAAGCGGTTGTCTGAGGTGGCCCTGAAGCCCATCTTCTCCGCAATCTTCTTCTCAACCTCGTCAAGCACGTTGTCAGGTGTGCCCAAGTCAATATCACGGTAGAAACCCGCTACTTGCAGCTTACGCAACTCGTTCTCGGTCTTACGCATCACGTGCGTCACACGTGGCGAGGACTCTAAATTAGACGCCCCGTAAGGCACCACCAAGTCTTCGGCGGGGACAAAGAACGACACTTGCCGATCTAAACCCGGATCAAAGTACACCTTTTTGAACGCATTGCCAGACAACCCCATGCCCCACAACATGCGCTCATGCTCAGGGCGGTACTCCTTCATCACGTCCGTCAACTGGTAGTTCATGTCGTCCTGCACACGAATCGCAGCTTCTTTCTTGGCTGGTGTCTCTTTGCCAATAATCTGGGTCTTGACTGGCCCAGCGGCTGGGAACGTAGCCATCATTGTCTCGGACTGGAACTTCACCAGAGCTTCTGACAACATCGGGTGAAACACCCCACAAGCACCCTCCCACGGCTCCGTGCGTTCCTCAATCTTCATACCCAGAAGTTCTAGGCCGTCTACATAAGTCTGCATCCAGTCCTTGCGACTGCTTATGTCCTCGTCATAGTCACTGATCAAGTCTTCAGCAATACTCTGCAAAACACCTTCGTCAATATACTCAGCCAAGTTGTCGTTGAACTCATCTTCGCCCCCTGCATCTGGCTCAATCTCGATCTCCATATCGCCCATGCCAATACGCA